TCGTCGGCCGAGACTTCGAGGGTGAACACGGCCCGATCCCCGGAGTTGGAGTCGTGGTCGGGCGGCGTGACTTTCATCAGCGTCCCGGTGTAGGTGGTCGGGTTGCCGAAGGGTTTGCGGTCGCGGCCCAGCTTCTGCCGCACCGCCACGACACGGCCTGCGCCGGTGAGACGGTCGAGCGTCACGAAGAGGGCGTGGTCGCGCTCCAGCTTGTAGAGGCGCCCGACCGTGAAGGCGTCGCGGCTGATCGGCCCGCCGAGGCTTTCCTCGGGACCCATGCCGCCAGGACGGTTCTTCGTGTCGTCGGCCGAGGAGCCGCCGCCCGCGAAGCTGTCGAAGACACCGCAGTCGATGTCGTCGACGCGAACTGTCACTCGCTCTTGATCGGTACGCATGGCTAGAGGCTTTCCGTGGTCGGGACCTTGACGATTTCGACTTCGAGGAAGGACGCGGTCGGCGAGACGCGGATGCCGATCTGGGCCTTGATTTCTTCGGCAGCGATCGACGCCGGGGTGTTGATATCCGGGCCGGTGTTGACGAAGAACGCCTCTTCGGGCGTGGTGCCGTAGAGGGCGTTGGCGAGGAAGAAGGGCATGCAGGCGGCGCCCGAGAGGTCGCCCTGGAGCTGCTTGAAGACGTAGCCGTGGCCGTCGATCTGCTCGAAGTCGTAGGACTCCAGCACCTGACCGGCGAGCGCGGCGACCGCCATGACCAGCCGCGAGGCCGAGAAGGAAGTCCAGTTCGGTTCCGTGGTCTGGTTGACGAGGGAGACGTTGCCGTAGGTGGTGACGATCCCGCGGACCAGGATCGAGGCGATGACGCCCGCTGCGTCCAGTTCCTCGCGCTCGGCGTCGGTGAAGGTCGTGACCAGCCCGGTCGCGTACTTCGACTTCCCGCGCGGACCCGCCGCAGCGCGGTTCGGGTTGTTGCCCTCGGCCTCGCTGCGAGCGATGAGGCCGAGCTGGATGCCGGAGTAGGGCACTTTGCGGGTCGTGCCCAGCGAGACGCCCGGCACGATCGCCCAGCTGCCGTAGAGGCTGCCGTACCGGGCGTTCGGGCCGCGCAGGGCGGTCGCGTGGGAGATGAGTTCGGCGGCGCTCGTTTCGATCGGATCGTCGAGCAGCGCGCGGCGGTTGTTGGAGGCGCAGTGCGCCAGCAGGGCTTTGTGGATGGCTTCGGAAGTGAAGCCCGGCGCCGCGACCTGGCCGGGGCCGAGGTCCTTCGTCAGGACTTTCAGGGCCGCTTCGATCTGGGCGGTCGAGACGCCCGCGATGTCGTCTTTGCCGCCTTCGAGGGTGAGGGTCTGCGTTTTCGCATCGCCCGCTTCTTCGCCCGCGGAGACGTCGACGACGTCGAGGTACTGGGAGCCTTTGGCCCACTCGACGACTTCGGCGTTCGTGTCGAGGGCCGGGGACGTCTCGACCGTCGAGCCGTCGAGTTCGACGACGATCGTGACTTTGCCGCCCGCCAGGGTGATTTTGGCTTTCAGGCCGTTGCCCCATTCGCCAGGCGACTTGGCGAGGAAGCGCAGCGTTTTTTTGGAGGCGGCGTCGAGCGCTTCGGCGTCGGCGATGTCGGCGGAGGCACCGACGGCGCGGCCGACGTAGACGACGCTGGCACCCTCGCGGAAGGCGCAGTCGAGGGCGTCGAAGAGGAACGGATTGGCGGAGACGCGGTCGCCGATCTTGTCGACGGCGTCGGCGAGGCTGATCGCCTTGATCGGTTCGTCGGTCGGGCCTTTTTCGCAGACCCCGACGAGGAAGCCGTTGGAGGTCGAGGCGGCGGCGACCGGCGAGGCGGCGCGGTCGCCGATCGTCACTACATGGCCTGGAGCGGGCGTCACGCGACCAGTTCTACCGGGTCAGCGGACCCCCCCTCGGGGCCTACGGTTTCTGGTCGAAGAAGCCGCCCTCGGTCAGGGCCTCAACCGTCACTGAGCCGCCACCCGGTTTCACCGTCGGGGCGTCGGGCAGTTCCTCTTCGATGTCGTCAGGGACCTCCAGGGGGCCGCCGGTGACGACGATGACGTTCGGGACCTCGATCAGGTAGGGGATCGAGCAGACCATCAGGTTCCGCTCGCCTTCGACGCCGCGCCTGATCTGGCCGTTGCGCTCCGCGCCCATGCCTACGTGCGAGGCGAAGGCGGTCCCGGTCCCGGCGTCCAGCTGGGGGTTCTTCATGATCGCCAGGCGCGCCGCGCTCGCGTAGAGACGGGCGAGTTCCTTCGCATCGGCAGTCGTCACCGAGGATGCGATCGCCGACAGCACGACCCCGTAGACCGCCGAGACGTTGCCGTCGCCTTCCTCGACCGGGTCGCCCTCCATGCCCGGCGACTGGGCGATCAGCATCGGCAACTGGTCCTCCGGCCACTTCTGGGCGGCGGCGTCGGCGTGAGAGACGCCGTATTCGCGAATCTCGGCGATGCCGTCCGGCCAGGCTTCTTTGCCGGGGTCCTTGACCCGGCGCACGTACTCGGCGGTGGCGGGCATCCAGTGCCGTAGGTGCGCGAGCAGCGCCTGCTCGACGTCGGCGCCGTCGGTGATCGGCCCCCAGATGCTCATACGCCGAGGGCCGTCGAGCCGACCCCGAAGTCGCCGACACCGAACTCGGAGCGCTCAGCGCCCATTAGGTACGCCTGGACGGCCTTCGAGAAGCGTCGCAGGTCGAGGTTGGCGAGGTTGAAGATCGGGCGGGCAGGCTGGCGACCGCTGCCGTCGTTGAAGATCGCCGGGTAGGGGACGCCGTCCTCGGTGGTCAAGTTGACCCCGAAGATGAGTTCGTCGCCGAATATCTCGCGCAGCGCGCCCTCGGCGCCCTCGGAGGTCAGCGCGTCCATCATCGCGTCAGTCTCGCGGCCGATGACCGAGGACCCCTTCTTCGCCACCGTGGCGGCGGACAGCGGCTCCCAGTCGCCTTCGCCCTCGGCGGCGAAGCGCTCGGTCATCGCGTTCTGGAGCAGGTCCATAAACGCCTCCAGCAGCGGACGGGTGGCGATCGCCCGTGCCCCCATGCCGAGCAGCTGATGCTCGACGTCCGCGGCGCCGTCGACATCGAAGAGGACCGCGACCGCCATCGGCTACCACCGAGGCGGATAGTCGCGACCGATCAGCGGGTAGCCGTCGGCGAAGCTGCCCGCGGCGACCGCTCCGGCGTTGCCGCCGCCTTCCTCGCCGCCGGTGCCCTGGCCCCCGCATTCCTCTGACACCGCCGCCGCCAGCGATTTCATGCGGACGTTGAAGAGGGCTTCCAGGCGCGCTGCCGTCGAGCCGCGCGCCTCGGCCTGCTCGGGCCAGTAGCTCGTCTCGATCAGGATCGCCGTCATCAGCGCCGAGGCGGCCTGCGCGGACTGTTTGAGCTGGTCGTTGCAGGGTTCGCCGCCGATCGCCGCCGCGACGTGGTCGACGGCCTGCGCGATCAGCGACTCGACCTCGGTTTTCTTCGGCCGCGTGTTGTCGTTGAAGGTCCCGACCTCTTTGCCGCCGGGGACCTTCGTGCGCGCCCGGATCAGCGCCGCTACGTCGTCGACGGTCGGGGCGAAGGTGGCTTCGGCCATGAGGCCAGTCTAGGCGGGCGACGTGACCCCTGGCGCGCTGAAGTCCGGGCCGCTCCATCTCGACAGCCTCCCCCGGCGTGGCCGGGTTTCAGCTCGACGCTTGCGACCCGAAGACGTGCGGGCGAAGCTCATCGCCCCTAGCCGGTCGGGTACGCCTAGCGCGCCTGGCAGGCACCCTACACGACGAACGCCCCCGATTTCCAGTCAGGGGCGCCGTCGCTACCGCTGTCGTTCGGGGGCGCTTTCTAGCTGAGCTTGAACCCCCACGACCCCTATCTAGATCAGGGCCGCTTGCAACCGACTGGCGGTGGTCGGATGCTGAACCTTCGGCCGCCCCCCGGGGTCCCAGGGGATGTGGCCGCCGCCCGGTTGCCGAAGACCCTACAGAACGCAAGCGGCCCGCGCAAGGCGGGCCACTCACCACACGGCGCTAGGGGCGCGGGAAGCCTAGGAGTCGGTGCCTTCGAGCATCCAGACCGCGGAGGCGTCGAAGGCCGCGTAGACCGGGCGGCACTCCAGCACGAAGACGTCGGTCTTCCGCTGGACCTCGCGTTCCATCTCCTGCGACATCGGCAGCTCCCAGCCGATGACTCCGGGGGCGCCCGCCTTGACGAAGAGGGCGCTTCCTTTCGGGATGAGCGGGGTGGCGATGATGCGCCGGATGCCGTAGCGCATGAGCATTTTGTCCGGCGACATCGTCGTGCCGATGCCGGGGTAGAAGATGTCGAGGAAGAGGGCTTCTTCGGTGTTGATGATCAGCGTGTCCGGGCGGACGCCGACCTTGTCGTCGCGGAACTGCTTGAGGACCAGCGCGACGTCGAAGTGCGGCATTTTCTGCGGGTCGACGTCCTGAACGCCCGACGTGTGCGCTTCCTGCCAGTTGACTTTGGCAGTGCCGACCCGTTTCCAGTCGGAGACGGCGTCGAGCAGGACTTCGATGCCGCGCCGCTGGATGATGTCGGCGAAGGTGTTGGCCGCCTTCGTGAACTGGTTGCGGACGGCGATGATGTTGTTGCGCTGGCGCGCCTCGTCGGTGACCTCGATCGACCCGGCCCACGACTCGGGGCGCCGCACCTTCGGTTCGTGCCGCGCGCTCGCCAGCCGCGGGGCCTCGGCGCCGGGGGCGCGGGGCGCGGGGAGGGAGTCGGCGTCGAGGAAGAAGTCTTCGGGGAACGTCTCTTCGACGATCACGGCGCCGCCCTGGATCGGCGAGCCGAGGGTGCCGAAGACGTCCTCGATGAAGTAGCCCTCGTCGGCCGCGACCAGCTCCCGGATGATCGCCGGGATGCGGGTCGGCGGGTTGACGTAGGTGTCGACGGTGACCGTGGTCCCGCTGACCGTCGCGCCGCCGAGCGGCTGGGCGACCGGGTTCTGGGTTTCGTTGAGCGGGACGCCGCTGGCGCGAAGGGCCTTGCCCATCCCCTCCCAGCGCGGGCGCTCGGCGGCGGCCAGTGTGAGGACGTCGCGCAGCTGGCGCTCGGTGGGGAGGTTCGGGTGCATGGTCTTTGTCTCCTGATCGGTCATGGGTCTAGTAGAAGTCGACCTCGACGTATTCCCCGGCCTCTTCGGCCGAGGTCAGGGCCTTGCCGACGACCGCCGTTGGACCCTCGGCGTCGGAACCGCCCGCCAGGCTCGTTTTGGCGACCGGCGCGACCACTCCCGCGCCGGTGGACGCGCCGGTGTTGGCGACGCTGACCAGCTGCGAGGCGAGGTCATGCTCTTTCACCGCCGCGATGACCTGCGCGGCGGTCGAAGTGATTGCGCCGCCGCCGTCCGTGGCGAGGCTGACGACTACTTCGTCGCCGTCGACGTCGACCGCCAGCGCTTTCCCGTTGCCGGCCGGGTCGACCAGGGCGACCGAGAGGTCGTTGCCCTCGTCGCCAGCTTCCCGCGCGGTCCAGGTGATCGCGTTGTTGTCCGCGACTTTGCCGGTTTCGAGTTTGGCTGCGACCAGCCCGCCCGCGACGACCGCCTTGCCGTCGGCGCCAACCGCGATGTCGACAGGCGCGGCGATTTCCTCACCGGCCTCGACGAAGGGGATGCCGCCCTTCTGGACCTCGACGAGCAGGTCGACCGAGCGCGGGTCTTCGGTGTTCGGTTTCGCCGAATCGCGCTGGGTGACGCCGAAGGGATGCGAATCGCCCGCCTCGGCGTGGGAGGCGAGGTAAGTGCGGGTGTTCTCGTCGTAGCCGGTGATGGCGACGAAGCGAGCGGCTTTCAGCTGGTCGCCTGCGAGTTCGCCGTCGGGTGCGACGGTGACGTTCTGCCCTGGCTTGTAGCGGCCGATCTTCTCCATGATCTATGCAGCCTTCCTGGTCGAATGGCCGGGGAACATGGCCTCCATATCGGCCGCCTCGACGGCGGTCTGGTCGGTCGTGGACCCGCCGTGACCGACCTCGCCGTCGACTGGGACCAGCCCTTTCGGCAGCGCATCGAGTTCGGCCTCGGTGGCCTCCGGCGCTGCTTTCAGCTTCGACTCCCACGCCGACCGCGAAGCCGGGGTGATCTTGCCGTCTTCGAGCGCGGCTTTCAGGATCGTCTCGCGCCGCTCGGCGACCTGCTGCTCCCGGGCTTCGACGCCCAGTTTCGAGTTCGCCTGAAGCTCGGACAGGACGGTTCTGTCGACGGGGACGGTCGTGTCGTCGGAAGCCTCGGCCGGAGGGTTGCCCTCGCCGCCGTCTTTGCCGGACTCACCGCCCTCGCCGGAGCCGTCGTCGGACTCGCCGACGTCGCCCCCCTCGCCGCCTTTGCCGTCGTCGGCACCGGCGCCGTCTTTGCCCTGCTCGCCCTCGTCGCCGCCGTCGTCCTCCTCGGCCTCCAGGGCCGCCGCGATCTGCTCCTCGGTCGCGTCCTCGGAGAGGTCGAGACGTTTGCGGAGACGGGCGAGCTGCGCGTCGGAAAGTTTCATGCCGGAAGTGTTACCGGAGCCACTGACCCCCCCCTCGGGGCGCTCTTTGCGACCCGCTGGCACCGTCTGCTCGCGGGCCGCAAACGCCTTCACGGTGCGGCCTGCTTTGGGCGCGGTCTGAGCGGCGGCGGCGAGGACGGCCGCGGCCTCCGGGGCAGGCTGGAAGGTCTGGATGACGCGCTCCGGCTCGCCGAAGGTGATGTTTTGGTCGGCGTCGGTGTTGATCGGCACCCGCCAGAGGGAGCCTTCGTCGTCGTCGGCGATGATGACGTTCGGGTCGACGCGGACGGCGCGCGCCCACCACCAGTAGCGGTCATCGACGCAGAAGTCGGAGTAGAAGACGTCGATGACCCGGTCGACGTCGGCCTCCAGGGTCACCGCCCCGGCGGCACCGGCGAGCGCGACGACTGCGGCAGGCGGCTGAGTCAGGGTCATCTTCTGCACGTCGCCCATGCTGACAGCGATCGGGACCCCCCCGACATCGGGATCGCCGGTGACGATCACGCCGCCGCCCTCTTCGAGCCGGAACTGCAAGTCCTCCAGGTCCTTGACGGCCGGGGCCTGAACGCCGAGCAGGGCGCAGGCGGTGAGGACGAAGCTGTAGTGCTTGCCGCCCGGCGTCTCGACGTCCCAGCGGGCGATGAGGTCGCCGCCCGGCCCGTCGACGATCGAGTAGGCCCCCTCGATCGAGCGTGAGGGGTAGAAGGCGGGCATGCCGTCGGCCAGCCACTTCGGCACGTAGATGTAGTCGCCTACCGCGGTCGCGCCATCGTTGGTCGTCCGCATGTTGGCGATCGAGCCGTAGGCGGGTTCGCCGTCGTAGAAGGGGTCGTGGCCGGGATCGTCGGGGTCGGCGAAGCGCGGGTCCGTGTGCCCGATCTTCAGCCGCGGCGGCGTGATCAGCGTGTCTTCACCGGCGCGGACGCAGTCGGCAATATGCTCCAGCGTCAGGGTGACGGGACCGCCCGCGGAGGGCCAGTCCATGCCCGCGCTGCATAGCTCGACGTCGGGGATGGTGACGAAGTCCATGCCCGGGAGTGTGCCGAGCCGCCAGGACCCCCAGTCGGGTCCCGGGCGGGCGGCGTATCTGACGCCGACGGCGGCGGTCAAGCGATACCGCGACCTCCCGCCCGGTGCTACACCGTACACAGTACGACCGGAGCGGGGCCGGGGTTTCGTCTCCAGCGCTCGACTGTCGGCCGCGAGCGCCGTCCCAGTGCCCTTCCGGCTCACCGGCACCCGGCGCGACCCGCTCCGGGCCTCGACTCTACCGCCTCAGAACGGCACCGGGCCGTAGTCGCGCTCGGCGGGCTGCGGTCGCCGAGGCGGGCCGTCGAGCGCCATCTCATAGGCCCGGCGAATCTCGCCGAGCTGGTAGCGACCCCGGCCGCCAGCTGGCCGGATGACGAGAAGCCGGACCTGCTCGCCGTCGCAGGCCGGGCACTTCTTCGCGCCGACCAGGACCAGGCTATGCCGGGTGACGGGCTTCGTCTTCCCGGTGCCCTCGCAGCGCTCGCAGTCCTCGTACTCGATCTGGGCGCCGCCCTTGAAGCGCACGACGTGGTCGCGCTCCAGGGCCTCGCGCAGGCCGCGCAGCTTGGACTTGGGGATCACGGCATGCGAAGGTAGACGTGCTGGCCGATGACCTCGCCCCGGCCTCGCCCAACGATCGGCGGGAAGGTGCGTTCGACGTCGCCGGGGCAGTCGGTAGCCCAGTCGAAGGGCCGCGGGCGGAGCAGGGCTAGGCGCCGCTGGATGCGGCCGACCTGGAGGCGGAAGTCGAGGGTGTCGACGGTGACACGCAACTCGACGCCGCCTTCAGCCATCAGCCAACCTCGCGCAGGTGCGCGTTGTGTTCGCGTTCAGCGTCGCGCTGGGTGCTGCGCGCCTGGCCCTGGAACTCCCAGCCGCACTGGCACTTGACGTTGTTCGCATAGACCGGCCGACGGGGTCGCAGGGCGGTGTAGCCCGCCTGGCGCCGGGTGAAGGTAGGGGCGTGGCCGTCGCTGCGAATCTCGTCGAGCAGGCGCGCCATCAGGACTCCCAGATGCCGACCTGGCGCAGCGCGTGGGCGAAGCCATCGACCGACTTGTATTCGCCCGCCAGCACCTTCGCTCCGCCTACCAGGAAGAAGGCGCCGAGGGCTGCGAGGCCGTCGTCGAAGCAGCGAATCTGACCCGCCAGTTTCCCGCCGCCGAGGTCGACGATCGCGATCATGCAGGTGGCCCCGCCGTCGCTGCTCTCGGTGCTGATCGCGAACTCACCGGCGAGGCGGTTCTCGAAGTTCTCCATGCGCGTGTAGTTGACCGTCCCGAGCATCGTGCCCTCCTCTTGTCGACTGCGGTTCATGCCCGACAGCCTACAGAGTCCACTTGCGCTTTGTCAAGTGCGAGGGAGGTCGTGCCCCTTCAGGCCCGCCACGGCGGCCTCTCGCTGGCCCCGGTCGAGCTTGTCTCCCAGCGCCGGGATCAGGGCGAAGGCGTCGACGATCTTCAGCGGCGACCCGCACTCGGCGCACTCGCCCTTCGCTGCCACCGAGGGCGCGGTCGTGTTGCAGTCGACGCAGTAGCGCAGAAAGAGGCCCACGGGCCTAGGGTTTGCCGACGGCGTAGGGCGGCACGTCGATCATGCGGACCATGACGGTGCCGTCGCGCGGGTGCAGCCGTCCCGTCTTCAGCTGCGCGGCGGGGGAGGCAGGCGGGGGCAGCTCGGGCAGCGGGTCGACGACGCGAACGGTACCGAGGGCATAGCCGACCGGGACCTGCAACTGCGCGGCGATCTGCCGCTTCAGCGCGGCGCGATCGCGGCGCTGCTTGCGCGTCAGCGTCGAGGCCGGTCGGGTGAGTAGTTCTTGCGGGTCCATGATCGGGGAAGTTAGGCGGGAGGCGGGATTGGCTGCCCGCAACCGAGGGTGGTGCCTTGCCTTAGCATGGCTGTCCTCGGAGCCTTCCGTTAGTCGCCACCGCGACACGCTGGCCCCCCTGTGTTTCGGAGGACCCACCACTCCCGCTCACCGGATCGGCCCACGGGATTGGCTTTACAACGCCGGAATCACAATTCGGGGCCTACGCACCACGTCAACCCCTTTTCTGTCACTCCCTGGGCCGGGTGCCCCCGACCACGTCGAGGACCTTAGACGATCCGCTGGCGGTTTGTCAAGCGGGTGCCTGACTGCCCTCGTCGCGCTCGCCCCGGAAGGACGTCTCGGCAGCCTCCGCGCTGTTCAGCTCGCGGATGCCGTAGGGGTCCCAGCCGGGGCCGTGATTCGGCGCGAAGGGCCGCTCGCCGCCGACGACCATGAACTCACACGCCTCATGCGTCTCGACTTCGATCAGCCGGTCGAGGACCCAGCGCAGCCACGACGAACGGTTGTAGGCGGCGGGCGGGACCGGGAAGTAGTGGGCGACGTTCATCGGCCGCTCGGGGTTGTAGGTGTCGGCGACCGACGTGACGATGACGAACGTCAGGCCCTTCGATCCCTGGCCGCGGTCGAGGTCTTCAAGCGCGAACCGCCAGCCGGGCCGATAGGCCAGCTCCGCGACGATGTCGCCAAGCTCGGCGGGGAACGGTGCGGTCTGGGTGTTGGCGGCGGCGCCCATCAGTAGACAGCGACGAGAGTACCGCGGCAGCGCAGGCCCCCTTGGCAGTCGACGAAGCCGCCGATCGGGTAGCTGGCCTCGGCTTCGGCCAGCGTCGACCATTCGGTGCCGTCGATCGCGTTGCAGGCGGTGCAGGTGTTCGCGTCCAGAATCTCGGAGGCGTAGATTTCGGTCGGCCCTGCGGCTCGGAAGTAGGTCCGGCGCCCGGAGTTGTACGCCTGCTGGGTCGCGCCCCCCAGCTGCTCGTCGAGCGCGGCATCCGACAGCGAGGTCAGGTGGTCGCGAACGACGAGGGCGGCGGCCTCCGGTTCCAGCGTCGACACGGCGGCGGCCTTCTTCGACGCCGACGTCGCCAGGCCCGCGGCCAGGGTCAGCGTTGCCGCCTCGGCGCGCTCGCCGACCAGCTTCTCCAGGGCCTCGGTGTCGGCCTCGGCGCCGCGAAACGCGGACTTCGCGTTGACGCCCACCTGAGCTTCATGCTCGGCGCGCGCGGAGTCGACTCCGGCTTCGGCGATCGCCAGCATCGGCTCCGCCAGGACCTCGACGTCAACCGGGTCGCACTCCAGGGAGGCGAGCGTCGCGGCATCGCCCTCCGCGGCGGCGACCGCGGCGACGAGCTGGTCGACCTGCCCGGCCTGCGCGTCCTGATAGGCGGCGACGAGCTGGTCGCGGCCCGTCTCGAAGACGTCCTCCATCGCCGCGAAGTTGACCTGCGCGGTGACCTCGAAGGCGAGCGGGGCGCGCTTCAGATCGCGTTCGGGAAGCTCCAGTGCCACAATCGGGGCGAGGGTGCCATCACCGGCGCGACGATAGATGGCACCCTCTCGCAACAGCTGATCGCGGGCGCGGCGCGCGGTGCCGTTCTTCGCGTCGGTGCCGCAGGCGCGGGCGAGCTGGGGCCAGGTCATCGGCGCCGTCAGCGTCGCCGCCATCTTCTCGACCAGCGCCGAGCGTTTCGGCTGCGGCCGTCTGCCGCCTTCTCCGGCCTCGGGCGGCGGCGGGGGCGGCTCCCCCTCCTCGGGCGGCTCCGGGGCGCCAGCGGGCGCCGTGGCGGGCTGAGGCGCGTCCTTCTGACCGGGCACCTTCCAGCGCTCCTCGACGTAGGCCGACAGCTCCGGCCCCAGCAGGATCAGCCCTTCTTTCACGCCGAGCGCCAGGTCTTTGAAGGCGAGGTCGGCCGTCTCGACGCGGGTGTAGGAGAGAAGCGGCGACTGCTCGTCGGGGCCGAAGTTGCGTTCGACCTGCCGGTCAATGAACGCCTGCGTCATCTCGACATACCAGTCGGCGATCGCGCCCTGGAAGTGCAGGTACCACTCCATGAAGGTGTCGCCGAGCGCGCGGGCGCCGGAGGCCGCGTCGCCGCCGAGGTTGTAAAGCAGCAGCATCAGGGCCTTCGCCATCTGCTCGTCGTGGTAGCGGATCGAGCCGATCGTGTCGGGCAGGGAGCCTTCGACGCCCGCGATCCGCAGCTTGCCCGGCCCGGCGCCGCCGCCGACCGTCGAGGCCCGGATTTCTTCGGCCCGCTTGGCGAGGGATTCGATCTGCGGTTTGGAGGCCGCGGGGTCGACCTCGAACCAAGGGATGCCCATCGCGTTCCGCTCATGCTTGACGGCGTCGACGCGGATCAGGGCGTCCTTGACCAGCCAGTTTCGGTAGCAGGCCCGCAGGATCGAGCGGCCGACCTGATCGCCGTCGTCGGCGGTGTCCCAGAGGTAGGTGAGCAGGCGCGACGCCTCCAGCACCCGGACCCCGAGGCCGCGGATGCCGCCGAGGATGCGGCCCGAGGTCGGCAGGCCCCCGGCCATCTGTTCGATCGCCTCCAGGTTGCCGTGATCGTCGGTGCGGATGCCGATGATCGAGCGGGGCGGGCGGGTGCCGAGCTTCTTCAGGTGCAGCAGCCCGTCCTCGCGCAGTTCGAGGACTTCCTCGAAGTGGTAGTGGCCTTGGCCGAGGGAGCGCAGGGAGTGGCCCATGTGCCGGTCGTGGTTGAAGCCGCCGCGGCGATGCGGCTGGTCCTCTAGGCCCCGGATCGGCAGGTTCAGGTCTTCGGCCGCCAGCTCGACAGCCTCCGGGCGGGCATCGTTCGGGTCGATTTCCCAGCGGAAGCGGCGCACCGGCAGGGTCGTCGCCAGCATCAGGCCCTTGACCTGCGCGTCGCTGGTTTCCATCAGCTCGAACTTCTCGATCGACTGCGGCCATTGCAGCTCGGGCGCGTACTCGCGGTCGTCGACGAAGTAGCCCCAGTCCGGCCTCCCCGCGCCGCCACCGAAGACGCCGAGGCCCGACATCACCATGCCCGGCGCGCCCTCCTCTTTGGTCGGCGCCGCCCGGATCGCCTCTTTGGAGGCGGCAGCGCTGACCGGGGCCTTCGCCGCCATCCTGGCTCGGGCGGCGGCGATCGCTTCCTCACGGTCGGGCATGGGCGCCACGCTACCGAGACGTGGCACCCCCCCGGTTCAGAAGGGTGTCGTTTCACGTAGAACGGCCCCCAGAACGCCGTCGGCCCCCAGAGGCGTGACCGAAGTCAGGGGCGTGGGAGCCGGGGCGATGAACCGTGTCAACTCGGCAAGCCGAAGCAGCCAAGGGTCACACGATCAGCGCCAGCCTACCACGGCCGAGGGCAGTTGACAAAGCGCAAGCCGCAGCGCTACCCTCGGTGGCATGGACACGTCAACGAAGGGAGTCACGATGGAGAAGCTACCTGGCGCGCTCGGCTGGCTCGGCCTCACCCTGATCCTGCTGCCGTTCGCCGTCATCTGCCTGGCGATTGCGGTCGCGCTGGTTATCGCTTCGCCGCTGGCCGGGATCATCTTCGCCGTCCTCGTCTTCGGGGCGGCGCGCTTGATCTTCTCGAAGGGAAGCCCCGGATAAGACGATCCAGCTCAGGCGGCGACCAGCGCGTAGGCGAAGCCAGTGTTTTTGGTCACGTTCCGGCTGCCGCCGCTGATCTGGGCCAGCTGTTTGATCGTGTGCGCCCCCGCGGTGAGCGGGACCACGTAGTTCATCGGGATCGTCAGTTCCATGAATATGTCGGTGCCGCCGCCAACGCCGCGACTAGCTGCGCGTGTGAGGTTTTTGCCATCGACCTCGATGAGGCCGGTGGTGGTCGAGCCAACGCCCGAGGTTGTCATGGTCCAAAAGGCCCAGATGAGCAGATTGCTTGACACCGCTGGAGTGATTTTGAGTTCGGCACCCGGCACGGCAGTCGCAACCCCGCTGGCGGGAACAGATCGGAAGAGCGTCGTGTAGGGAAAG